AAGCCGCCATGAGTGAGATGGGCACTGCGGTCGAGGGGGCTACCGCCGCCGCTAATGTGGCCCAGAAGCTGGGCTCGGCGAGCAGGGACTTCGCTGCCGCGCAGGGCGGGATTTAATATCAAGTGTCCATTGATGACCACCGCCCCTGGAAGCCGGCGGAATACAAGCCAGCCGACGCGGGGGCGCTGAAAGCGCTTGTAGCAGGACAGGCCACCGACGAACAACAGCAGGGGGCGCTAAAGTTCATCGTAGAGGTCTTGTGTAGACACGATGAAATGTCCTATTTCCCGGATTCCGATCGAGACACGGCCTTTGCCGAAGGCCGGCGCTTCGTCGGGAACCAGATCGTCAAGCTCCTCAAGATAAATCCCGAAACAGCAAAGAGGACTAGGTCGAGCCATGGCCGAACAGACAGCAGTAGATCCGGGTACCGACGCCCCTCATGAGCCTCCACCGGCGGCGCCGCTACCTGACGAAACCACGCCCTCCGCCGGACCCACTCTCGCGGAGAGTGCGGATGACAGGAGCGTCGCGGCGCCTGCGGACTGGCCTGCAGATTGGCGCGAAAAAATTGCTGGGGAGGACACAAAGTTTCTTGGACGCCTGAAGCGCTTCGCCTCGCCGCAAAATTTTGGAAAGGCCTGGGTTAACGCGCAGGATCTAGTTTCCCAGAAGGGTCCCAAAAGGCCAGAAGGGGATGACCCAGAAGCCCTCGCATCTTGGCGTGTTGAGATGGGCCTGCCAGACACGCCAGAAGGCTACCTGCAGGACATGCCAGAGGGGCTCATAATTGGCGATGACGACAAGGAGATTGCCAAAGAATTTCTAGAATCCATGCACGCTGACGATGTCCCTCCCAGCACCGTTCACAAGACCATGAAATGGTATCACGGAGAGCAGGCGCGGCAGGCAGAGGCCATCGTTGAGATGGACCGGGTGCGCCGTGCCGGGGTGGAGGACGAGCTGCGTCAGGAGTGGGGCAACGAATACAGCGCCAACCTCGGGGGAGTTCATAGCTTGTTCGATACACACGCAGCGTCGGGTCTTCGAGAAAGGTTCTTCGCTGCGAGATTTGCTGACGGGACGCCGTTCGGGGATGACCCCGACGCGCTGCGCTTCTTGACAGCGATCTCGAACGATATCAATCCGCAGGGCACCATCACCCCGGCTGCGGGCCAGGGCGTTCCCCAGGCGATCGACGACGAGATAGCTGGCCTGGAAGCTGAGATGAAGGACGCCAAGGGCAAGGAGTCCGGCGGCTACTGGAATTCCGAGGCCAAGCGGAAGCGCTACCTCGATCTCACGGTCTTGCGCGACAAGATGAAGGCGCGCGGATGAGGCCGATTTACGAGAACACGGTCATTCAGATCGAGGTCACCAACGCCTGCCATCTGAGTTGCGCGAATTGCACCCGGCACGTTGGGCATCACCGGCGGCCATTCTTCATGGATCTGGGCTCTATCCGCACAGCTATACGCTCGCTAGATGGATTCGGCGGACGTGTTGGCATCATGGGCGGCGAGCCTTGCCTCCATCCTGAGTTCCCCGCCATCCTTGATCTTGTGCGCGAGGAAATCCCCGATCGTCGCCGGCGTGAATTCTGGACTGCAGGTTTCAAGTGGGCCGAATACAAGGATGTGATCACGGAGACATTCGACAAGGACCGCATCGCGTTCAACAACCACCTCCAGCACACGGGCAAGCATCAACCGCTCCTCGTGGCGATCGATGAGGTCGTCGAGGACAAAGCCTTGCGTAAGCTCTTGATCAGCAACTGCCCCTTCCAGGCCCGCTGGTCTGCGAGCATCACGCCGAAGGGCGCCTTCTTCTGCGAGATTGCCGGGAGCCTCGACTGGTTATTCGATGGCCCCGGGGGTTACCCAGTTGAGCCCGGATGGTGGCGGAAGCGGAGGCACCAATTCCAGGATCAGGTCAAGGAATATTGCGGGAAATGCTCTGGGGCGCTTCCGCTCAAAGCCTTCTCGGACGGGAGAGGCGGCGTTGACGGCCCCACCGTCGACCAAGTGTCACCCGGGAACCTTGAGCGTCTGATCGCGGCTGGGAGCCCCAAGGCCAAGGCGGGGAACATTAAAGTCTGGGACGAGAAAATCAGCTCCGAAGACATCGTGGCGGGGATGAAAGGCTGGGAGCCGCGATCGTTCCGCGACTTCGAGGCGCACGCGCCGGAGGACTACGACACCGTCATGTAAGCCTTGACACCCTCCTTCCATCAATGTTTAGATGCCCCCGCTGGATAACCCACAACATGTGGATCCAGCTTTAGCTGACCGACGCAGCGCCCTGCGTCCGAAGGCAACGGCCCCGCTGACCGGCAATTAAGCAATAAGCAATTTTCGGCGGTCAACCCTAACGCCCACGACGGCAGACACCCGAGGCATCGGTCCCCGAAACCGTAACCGAGGGAAAAGACATGACTGTCGACGCCCAAATGAGGCAATATCGGCAGGAATTTATCCACGGCTTCGAGGATCGCCAATCCGTACTCCGTGCAACTTGCATCCAGGAGTCCGTGATCTCGGGGAATGAAGCCGTTTTCCTAGTTGCCGATTCCGGATCTGCAGCGGCCAAGACACGAGGGGTCGATGGCCTCATCGCGCCGCGCGCAGATAACAATTCGCAGACCACAGCGCTCTTGCAAGAGTGGCATGACCTCGTCCGAAAGACGTCGTTCAATATTTTCGCGTCTCAGGGCGACCAGCGCCGGATAATGCAAGAGACCACGATGGCGGTGGTCAATCGCAAGATCGACGATATCATTATCGCCGAGCTAGACAACATGACCAATGACACAGGGGATGCTGCCAAGGCGTCCTTGGATATGGTGGTGCACGCTCGCACTATACTTGGAAACAACTTCGTAGATCTGGCTGATGAGGACAATCTATTTGCCGTTATCTCGCCAAGCTTCGAGGGCTATCTGCATCAAATCCCCGAATTCGCCTCTGCCGATTACGTCGAGGTGAAACCACTCACGGGACCTGCACGTCGTTTCCGCCGTTGGATGGGGACGAATTGGATCATCCACCCGCGTTTGACGAATAGCGTCGGCGCCGGCGGTACTGGCACCTCTGAGCAATGCTTTATGTACCATAGGAGTGCGATTGGGTGCGCCGTCAACAAAAGTGGGATTGAGACACCCGTGGGCTTTGACGAGGAGCAGGGCTACTCATGGGCGCGCGTCAGCGTGGATATGGGGGCAAGTAAGCTGCAAAACGAAGGTGCGGTCATGATGAAGCATGACGGCTCCGGCTACGCGGCAAGTTAGAGGGGTAGTGTAAAAATGGCTTATTCAGGCACGACCTCCACGGCTCCGAATGTCCCGTTCAACGTCTGGAGTGGCATTCCAAGAATGAACATGTGGGTATACGTCTCGACCCACATCTCGTCTGACGTAGAGGCTCCAAACTTCTTTACGGACGGGAACACTCTTGGCATGAAGGTGGGAGACGCGTTCCTTAGCGTGGGCACGACCACCTATCTTATCCAGTCGCATGCAGTAGTTGCCGTGGGCTCAACGACAACCCAACTCTCGACCGGATCTACGTTCGCAGAGTAGGTCGGGGATGACGTTCAGGCCCTTTGCGATCTAGCGGCATCGGTGGGATTCCGAAGCCAGGGTCGTTGAGGGATGGACACGACGCTCGGTCCTTGGAGGGGTTGTGTAATAGCGACCCCTCCATTTTTTTTATAGGGGGAGACATGAAGGAAGATAGCGGTCAGAAGAATAAAGGCAACGGCCACGGCAGCCATGGCAAGCGCCTCCACATGGGGCGAATGCAGCCGGCGACAGGGGCGAGGCAACATCTCTTCATAGATCTGCCCGCAGGGACGGAGCCGAACGATCTGCTCGATCCCGGCTATTGGGCACATTATTCGCAGGGCGTTCGCCCATCGGACCTGCTGGAGGTCTTCTGTGAGGACGGGTCCTGGGAGGGCCTTTATCGCGTCATGTTCGTGTCGTCCGCAGAGGTCAAGATAGTGCCCATCTACGTGTCCCAGCACGGGGATGCGGGGGCCGAAGGCGCGAGCGATTCGTCGGACACCCATCATGTTGTCTGGAAGGGACCCACGCGGAAGTACGCGGTGGCGAGAAAAGACTCGGGCGAGGTGATCAAGGATGCCTTGTATCCAAAGTCTGAGGCCTTCCAGTACATGCACCATCACCTTGCTTCCTTGAGGGGCTAGTGGCGCAGTGGCGCAAAACAAGCTCTCGGTCTACAACATCGCGCTGCTCGCGATCGGCGAAGCCACGCTCACGAGCCTGACGGAGGCAACCGAAGCGCGGCGGGTGCTGGACGAGGTCTACAATCGAGGCGATGGGGCCATCAAATATTGCCTTGAGCAGGGCCTCTGGAACTTCGCCATGAGGGCGGTGGCGGTCTCCTCGTCAACCAGCGTGACACCGGATTTCGGCTTCCAGTTTGCCTTCGACCTGCCCAGTGATTTTGTTCGCCTGGATATGATCTCTGGCGGCGAGAGCTTCGGGGCCCCCCTCACCCAGTACGAATTCGAGGGCAGTTACATCTACGCCAACGTCACCACACTCTATATGCGCTATGTCTCGGATGATGCCTCATGGGGCGCAGATCTGGCGAAGTGGCCGGAGACGTTTGCCGATTGTGTCGGCTTCTACCTCGCCAGCCGAATTGCTCCGAGGCTGAAAAACGACGTCGACACAAGAGAGCTGAAGGCAGAGATGAGGGCGGTTTTCGCGCACGCGAGGTCGAAAGACACATCGCAGGAGCCGACGCGATTCGAGCCGCCCGGGTCGTGGTCCACCGCGAGACGCGGAGGAGTCTCCTCCCGTCGAGACCGGGGAACTCGCTCGTCATTGCTGGGGTGAGCAATGGCACGCGTCAATCCGGCCCTCGTCACGTTCAACCGAGGCCGCATCTCATCGTTAATGCTGGCACGCACCGATCTCGATCGGGTGCGGCTTTCGGCGGAGACCCAGACCAACTGGATTCCACGCGTGCTCGGCTCCATGATGCTGCGCCCCGGCCTGGAATATATCATCGGCGTTCACTCGGAGCGCTACACCCGGCTGATCCCTCAAGTATTCTCATCCACCGATCGTGCGCTCCTCGAATGCACGACGACCCGCTACCGGATTATCGTTGACGATTCCGTTGAAACGCGGGCAGCAGTCAACACATCCTCGACCAATGGCACGTTCACTTCTGATAGTACGGGCTGGACGAACGCGGACGACTCCGGGGCGTCGTCCACCTGGGTGAGCGGCAACTATCTCGGGCTCAAGGGCACTCGCTATTCATGGGCTCGCCGGCGTCAGGAGGTCGCGGTAGCGGCGACGGACTCATCCGCAGAGCACGGCATCCGCGTTGTCGTCGAGAGAGGGCACCCGCATATCCGTATCGGATCCAGCCTGGGGGCTGACGATTATATAAGAGACACGCGGCT